TTGTCGGAGGACACAACTATGGCAACAATCAATCCTGTTATCATCAAAGAAAGAGTGCTTAAAAACGGAACGCACAAACTGAGGATTGCGGTCCGGCACAAGTCTGTAACTTCTTACATAGTAACAAAAATCATTCTTAACGATCCAGGACAGCTAAAGAACGGTAAGATAGTAAGGCACCCGGATGCCTGTGAGCTTAACAAGAAGTTAAGAAACATGCTCGATATTTACGAGGAGCGTCTCGATAATGTCAAGAACACTGATTTGTACACATGCGAGCAGCTTAGAGATATTATCAAGTCAGGACCGGATGGGGAAGAAGTAACATTCAAGGGAATATCCGGAGAGTATGTGAGTTATCTTATGTCAGAAGGAAGGAATTCTTATGCAAAGCTTATAGAACGCTCTTCAAGATACTTCTGTGATTACTGCAGGGGAGATATTGATATGGAAGATATTACGCCTGTTCTCGTAAAATCCTTTTCTGAATACCTTAGAAGGTCAGGAAAGACACAGACTTATATCAACACAATTCTAAGCCACATTAAGGTCATTGTGAACAAGGCAATATCAGACCAGATGGTATCATATAGCGTTCATCCTTTTTCATCCGTAAGAATATCTCCTTCACCAGTCAGAGAAGTTACACTCAGTCTTGAATCATTTCTTAGAATAATGAATTCAAGCCCTGACACGAAGAAAAAGAAGATGGCCAGAGACTTGTTCATGATTTCCTTCATGCTTGGAGGAATGAATCTAATAGACATAATGAATGTTGATTTCCGCGACAAGGAAGTAAGATACGTCCGGACAAAGTCTGCCGGCAGGACGCAGCAGGAGAACGTGATAGTATTTGAAATGCCTGAAGGTATTGACAGGTATACAGTAGAATGGATGAAGCCTAATGGGAAGCTTGATTTCGGATACAATTTCACCTATCACAATTTCTCACAATACGTATCTTATGCGATAACAGACCTTGCAGAAGAGCTTGGTATAAAGGAAAGAGTGGTATTCTATTCTGCGCGAAAGTGCTTTGCTCAGTTTGCCAGCGACATCTGCATGCCTGACAGCGTTATTAACTACTGCCTTGGACACAGCGACAGATCCAAAGGTGTAATCAGGTATTACACGAAGATAAGAAGCCGGCAGGCAAGCATCTGCATTAAGAGAGTGTGCGATTATGTGATAAGGCCGGAACTTTACAAGGACTTCGTTGAACTTAGAAGTATGTCATTAATGAATATGATGTGAAAATAAAGCCCCTTCCTGATACATATCCGGTCGGGGCTGTTTGTTTGAACAAAAGTCTTCTACGCTTTTACTTTTGCAAATATAGTAATTATTCATTTTCTGATACCTCAATTATCTTTTTTCTCTGTTCTTCCTTCAGCTGATTAAGCTGGAAAACGCTGTCTTTAATTAGATTGATAGTGGTTCCTGAATTCTGTTGCTGTTCCTGGCTGGATTCGTTGAACTTCACAACAAGGTTGGATATCACTTCAAGCAACTTGGTTATCTTGTTAATGTCAGTCTCAGTAGCACAAAGAACAATTGCCCTGTTGATGGCAATGTCAGCAAGGGAGTTAATCTTATGGAAATGGTTCTGAAGGAATTCAAGCTTGGCCCGTGCGAAGTCAATCTCTACCTTTTCTGCGATAAGAGTAGAACTTGCTGATTCTATGTCTCCCTTGTACCGGTAATACCACTGCTTTATCGTGTTGGTATTGATACCTGTCTTCTTGTGCATGATTGAATAGTTCATACCGCTGTCAATCAGCATTCGCACAACCTTTATACGGTCCTCATCAGTGTAATTCAGCTTAACAGAGTGCTCTATTTCCTTCACTTTTTTTGTCCTGCTCCTTCTTGCAATCTTCTTCTCTTCGCCCATAACTGTAACTAATATTGTAACTCAGTTACAAAAATGATGTATTTTGTAACTTTTAACATTTATAAGTGCTTATAATGTTCTAATTCCCAAAGATATACGAAGTTACAAGAAGTTACAAGGTTTGTAACTTTGTGTAGAATTTAAATTACCAAATTACGCAACTTATGATACTGATAATTAGCTTACTTTGTCAGTGTGACACAAAATAAATTATACGCGTATGATTGGAGCTATATTAGGAGCCGTAGGCGGACTTGCATCCGGAATAGCCGGAGGAATCAAGTCTGCCAAGGCGGCAAAGGAACAACAAAGGCTCATTAACGAGCAGGAGTCTAAGAACAATGCATGGTATAACAGGAACTACTATCAGAATTACATGGATTCTACCGAAGCCCAGGCGGCCATGAAGAGAGTGGAAAACACGTTGAAAAAGCAGAATCAGGAAGCAAGGGCAACTGCAGTTGTGACCGGTGCAACTCCTGAAGCTGCAATAGCACAACAGCAGGCAAACAATGAGATTCTGGACGAAACGGCAACCGGCCTTGCAGCTCAGGCTACAGCCAGAAAGGCGCAAGTTGAAGCTATAGACCAGCAGAACCAGAACAACATCTTTCAGGCAAGACTAGGTCAGTCTTCTGCGAACGAACAGGGTGGTGCCCAGCTTATGAGTAACGGACTAGGACTTATAGGTAGTGCTCTTTCCATGCAGGAATGGGGAAAGAAGAAAGGGGGTAAATGATGGGACTTTTCGATTTTATCAAGAAAAATCCGTCTGTAGACACTTCAAGGCTTCCTGAATTCGAAAATTACGGACAATCTCCTGAATCTTTTTCAAATTTTCAATTCTCACGAAGCAATCAGGGCGTAAAACCTGATAAAACCAAGGTTGAACAGCCTGTTTTACCCGTTTCTTCTGCAGAACAGGTGAGAGCTGCAACCAATCAGGCAATGCAGGAACAGACAGAGAAGAAGCCTGCAACTCCTGATGATGTGTTTACAACGTTGCTCAGAGAAAGGTACCAGGAGAGCGAAGATTCCATTAAAAGACAAAGGGCCGCTGAGTTTTGGGGTAATCTTGCAAATCTCTTCGGACAAACAGTTTCTTCGGCTGCCGGTGCCAGAATGTTCAGCCCTATTAAGAGCAATACCCAGCAATACAATCAGGCTATTGACAGACTGAGGGATTCTTACAACGACACATTACTTAACTACAATCTTTCTACAGCTCGTGCTGAAAGATCTGCAAAAGCAGAACAGGATAAGATAAATCTTAAGTTTGAACGCGACAAAGCAATTGCAGAGATTCAGGCTAATCTTAAGGCTGGTCTTATAGACAAGCAGAAAGCCGCTGACCTTGAAAAGCAGGCGCGTAAGGCTAAGGATGCTAAAGAACTTGAAGGAGTTAAGAATGATTTCAGAATGAAACTTGCTAGATACAATCAGGGTGCAGCTACAGGTCGTACCAAGATGAACAATGAAGCTGCAATGGAAAGAGAGAAATACCGTCAGCAAGAGATAGCCAAGAGAAACGGTAATGCAGGTTCATCATCAGGGAAGAAAAAGAAGTATCCTAAGATGAAGTTTGGCCATGACGGTGCAGTCACTTACGACCTAAACAAAGATACAGACGTGGCAAGAATGTACAATGAAGGTGTAAGAATAGGATATTTCCCCCAGCAATTTAATGATCCGACAAAGAAAGGAATGACAATTGATGATATGAGAGAAGCTATTCTTACCGCAACAGACGATAAAAGGCCTGTTCACGACAGACAACAAGGATGGTCACTTAGAGATAACAATAACAACGGTTGGTCACTAAAAGATATTGAATAATGAGCGCAGACACAAGAAAGAAGATATACGACATTCTTAAGAACAAGACAGGATTCATGGATAGTTATGAGGATTTTGACAACGACATTACTACGAGTGAAGATGCGAGAAAGAAAGTGTATGAAGTTCTGAGAGACAAAACCGGATTCAATGACACGTATGAAAACTTCGTTAGCGGAATATCTGGCGAAGTTCAAAGAGAATCCGCTATTCCTCCTGCAAAAGAAGAATCTGGTAATGTTGTAACTACTGTTCAGTCACCTTCTTATCCTCAGAGGGCTGAAACAAAAGAAAGAATACTGAATAACATACCTGATTATTTCAGAAGCCGTGGAAATCTTTCTACTCTTCCTCTTCCGCAAAATACGATGTCAGAAGAGAAGCCTGCCGATATTCCTGGAAGGATTGTTCAGGACGAACAGCAGAGAATACAGCTTGCTGAACGTGCGGCCAATGATCCGTACATGAAACAGCAGGAACTTGAACACGTATTCAAGCCAAAGAATCAGGAACAGATTGACAGCGTAAGGCAGCTTATCAACAGCGCACTACAGCAGAGAGTTAGGGAAAGGCAACAGAGGGTTAAGTCTGCCGGTGGAGGTGGAATATTCTCAACCATGTCACAGGCTTACCTTGCAGGTGAACAGAACGATGCTGACAAGCAGCTTGAATACGCATCAACTCTTATAGAACAGGCTCAGAATATAACCAACGAAGCGAAAAAGAAAGGTAATACAAATTTCTTTTCCGGATTCGCACGCGGATTTAAGGATGCACCTCTGGACGGATGGGCAATGGGATTGCAGGACCTTAAGAACTACTCTGCCGCTAAGAAGGTTATGGACAAAGTAGACCGTGGAGAAGAACTCTCACCGTCTGAAGATGCTCTTATGCAGGCTCTTGTTACCAATGCGGCTACGCAGATGTATTATTCAGGAGACCTTGGAAGAGGATACAAGGCCGGAGGAGTGACAGCAGAATTACTCCCATTCATGCTTGACATGATTGCCGGAATGGGAACAATTCAGGCCGTTACAAAACCTGCATCAAAGGCTCTTGTCAAGTATGCAACCGAAAAAGCTGCAAAGATGGGGCTTGGACGTGCGACAACCGGACTTGCAAAAGGAGCCGCAAGGACAGCAGCCGGCCTTGGTGATGTGGCAGCTCATACAGCTACATTTGGCGGTGCGCGTGTAGCAGCCGACTATCAGAGAAGAGGACTTGGTGATGTTCAGGTTTCTCCGGAACAGGATGGTACTGTATCATACGCAGGGAGGGAGAATGTGCAGACTGGTGCAGAAGCAATAGGAAAGTCTGTCGTATCAACAGCAGCAGAGACCGGAAGCGAGCTTCTTGGAGAATACTTTGCTCCTATGCTTGGTTGGGTTGGTAAGGTGACCGGTGCAAACCGCCTTGGGAAGATAATTCCTGCTTCTGTTGGAAAGGCTTATTCATCAATCATTAACAGCAACGGATTCAAGCAGGTTCAGGAAATTGCCAGACGTGCTAAGATTGCGGATCCCATAGGTGAATACGGAGAAGAGGTAGTGAACAACCTTGTATCTACCGCAATAGGAGATATGACACCTGAGCAGCTTGTTGACCTTGACAATAATATAGACACATTCCTTGGAGTTGCTCCAATGTCAGCACTTTTTGGCGTGGCCGGAACGGGGAAGTATGTTGTCAATAAATTTTCCAACTACCGCAACATGAAGCGGTTTGAGGAAGAGATGAGAGAAACAATGGGTGAGGACTGGTCAGGTGTAAGAGAAGCACTTCAGGATGCAGATATAGAGACTGCCCGCGAAATGGTGAAGGACGTGCTTAGAAGCGGTATGCAGTCTGATATGAAACAGAAAGCCATCAAATACATAGCAACAGTCCTTCAGGAACAGACGCTACAGCAAGTAGACATGCAAATGACACCCGAGCAGATAGTAAATGAGAAGAAGTCTATCTTCAAAAATCTCTCTGATGCAAGGAAAAAGATTAACCTGACGGACGAGCAGCTGGAAGAAGCCTTGGACAGTTCGGACCTTAGCATGTATGATGAACAGACCGAAAGGAGTATTGAAGAATACCGGCAGGCATACAATGACTACCTTAATTACACCTATTGGGTGCAGGATCAGGCCTATGTTGCACGAAGGGAAGCTGAGTCGCAAGTTGAAAGAATGACGAACGCAACAACCGGCACCGTAATGAGGGTGAAGTCAGGATTAAGCCAGAATCCAGTCAATATATTGCGAGGTAATATTGTTTTTGATGCAGAAGGAAATGTAGATAAGGATAGTTCAGACAATACAATCTATTATCTTAGCGAGGATGGAAAGGTAAAGATGGCTCCAATATCCATGTTTGAAAGCCTTGTTGACGATACACCGGCTGAAGAACTTGCATATCAGGCAGGAGAAGATGCGGAACAAGAATTCATCCAGGCTGAAGAAGCTCAACTTATGCAGCCTGAACAGAGCGTTCAACCAATCGAATTGGGAACCACATTCCAGAGTGATGGTGTAACTTATTCTGTAACACAAAAATCGCCGGACGGATATGTAGTCAGTGCGTTGGATGAAGAAGGAAATCCGGTTCAGTCTAATCTTTTAACCGAAGAACAGATAAGAACCGCAATGACACCTGAAATTCAGGAAGAACAAACTTCACAAGAACAATTTGTTAAGAGTGAAGATGTAACACATCCTGAACCGCAGCAGGTACAAAATGAACCTCAGACTGCAATATCAAGGATACCGGTTAATGAAAACGGTGAACATGACTTCGAATCAGCACCATATCAGGATACATCATCCGCACTCATTGAGATAAGCGAAAACGTGGACGATGCTAAGGATACAGCCACGCAAATGATTAACCATTATCAGGAAGAACTTAAAAAAGCTGATAAGGCAAAGACGACAGGTAATACAATTCAGGAGATTGTACGTCTTAAGCAGCAGAAGAAGGCAAACATTCAGTCTATCAACGATAAGATAGCATACTGGAACAGCGTTGCAAATGATATTGAATCAAAACGCCCAGGTGGAATCATTGAGCAGGCAAAGGAAGAATCTGATGCAAATCAGCAGAGACTTTCAGAAATGACGGCTGAACAGCAGCAGGCTGCACAGCAGGAAGTACAGAAGAAGATAGATTCAGGAGCATACGAACGTAAGGAACCTCGTAAGAGGGTAAGATACGTGAACGAAGATAATGATATGGGAACTTCCAACACTCCTATGGAACACGTATTGCGTGAGATTTCAACCGGACGCGTAACATTCAAATGGAATGATTCAGGAGAAACGCAGGGGTTGGGTTCACACCTAGGTCTTGCATCATCTCCGGAAGAAAGACGCAGGATGATTTGGGCGTTGTCTTCTGACGGAATGACACCGGAAGCGGCAGCAGAGCAGATTCACGCTGATATGCCGGAGACATTGCAGGGAATGGTAACGGATCAGGACGTGTTCAACATGATACTCGAATCATTCCATCAGAACGGCACACCTTCCAAGATGTGGGAATCCGCAAAATCAATGCACGGAACAGACATTGAAGAAAGCGCACCCGGCTATGAGGACTACATGGAACAGCAGGCTCTTGAATGGGAAGCTTCTCAGAACAATATGACAGTTGAAGAGTGGATTTCGTATTGTGACTACATAGAAGAAGAACTTGATAATATGTATTCTTCCGTTTCGGATGAAGATTTAAATGCTATATTTGAAAGGTTTAACGAACAAATCATATCAGAAAATGAATCAAGAGGAAATGAAACAGAAAGTGCAGGAAGCACTGAAGGACAAACAGACGGTGAACAAGGCGATGGACTTCTGCCAGAAGGCCGGGGTAATAACGAAGGAGCAGATACAACAGTCAATGAACAACCGGAGCCAGCAAATCAAGCTGATGGCGAAAGCGGTGGCTTGGTATCTGAATCAGAAGTAGGAGATGTATCAAACTCAAATGTAGAGCTTCAGAAAACAGAACAAAAGAAAGAAGGCTACAAGGTTGAGAAAAGATACCACAAGAAAGAGAATAAAGACATCTATGCAGTGAACTTCACAAAACGCATGGAACGTGAAGATTTTCTTGCAGCAAAGAAGAAAGCGAAGGAAGCCGGAGGATATTATTCTTCTTTCGGTAAGGGTGGATTTATATTTGATACGGAAGAGGAAGCCGTAAACTTCGCCAATAGCATAGTTTCTGAAAACAAGACAGACTTCCAATCTTCCATCGAAACCGCACGCCAGGAAGTAGAACAGAATCCTACCGAAGCACAAAAAGAAGCCGGTAATTACCGTAAAGGACACATCACAATAGACGGTTACAATATTACCATCGAAAACCCTAAAGGAAGCGAAAGAAGCGGTACCGACAAGGACGGAAATAAGTGGAGCGTAACCATGAACAATGATTACGGCTATATCCGTGGTGCTGAGGGCGTAGATGGTGACCACGTTGATGTATTCCTTTCAGATAACCCTGAAAGCGGTGATGTGTTTGTTATTGATCAGGTAAATCCTGATGGTACATTTGACGAACACAAGGTTATGTATGGGTTTAAATCAGCACTTGCAGCAAAACGCGCATACATGGCTAACTATTCAAAAGACTGGACCGGGTTAGGAAACATAACACGTGTGTCAAAAGAAGAGTTTAAGAAGTGGATTAATTCTTCCCGCAGAAAAACAAAACCTTTTTCGGAGTATAAGAACGTGAAAGGAGAGACACAGAAAGAGGAAGATGGAATCCGTCCGGATGAAGGTGTACTTGATTATGCAAAGAGGGTAGCTGAAAGAGAGCAGAAGAAGGAATACGGATCACAGAACAAAGTTGTATCAACAGAAAGATACGAGGAGTTAAGAAAAAGGCTTAGAAGCAAACTTAACAACCTGAATGCCGGCTACGATCCGGAACTCTTGCAGATAGGTGCAGAAATGGCAGCATACCATGTAGAAGCCGGAGCCCGCAAATTCGTTGATTTTGCAAAACGGATGATTTCTGATATGGGAGACAACGTAAGGCCTTATCTTAAACTTTTCTATAATGCAGTACGTGACTTCCCTGGAATGGAATCATACGAAAGTGAAATGACTCCATACGAAGAAGTAAGGTCGACAGATATTAACAACATAAAACTTGAAGAATATGAACAGACAGAAACAGACAAAGAAACTGTTACAGGAGAAACTGAAACTTTTGCAAGCCAGGCAGAAAGCAGAATTGAAGAAGCAGGAACTGAGGAAGAAGTAGACGAAGTGGTAGAACAGATAGAAGATAAGATAGATGAAGTAAACAATCAGCTTTCTGAACTTGACTATCTGGATTCGCTCAATTCAGGTATGCGTGTAGTGTTGAAAGATGGGAGAAATGTATTGCTTTCAGTTGTTATGCACTCTGGAGAGCAGGTAAGCGCAACTCAGTTCTCAAAACCTCATGTAAGCAGCATGTATGCTTCTTATAAAGGAGAACTCATAAACATTATGCCTGAAGATGTTGATTTGGATGCAACAATCAGATACAACACGCCAAAATCGTCAGAAGAACTTGCCGGTGATTCTTCAGAATATCAGGACAGAGCTTCTCAGGAAATAGAAGCTGTTAAACATATTGGAACAATCATCCGCGAAAGGGCGTTATCATCCGTTGAAGGTAACGAAGTTACACCGCTTAGCATGAAAGATGTTAAGAAGATTCTTGAAGGATACAGCACACTTTCTGATATGTCTGCTACCGATATGCAGGAACTTGTAGAACTTGCAATGACAAATGAGACAAGAAATGTAGCATTAAAGTATATAAACAGCGGAAAGCATAAGTTCGGATACGACCTGATTCTTGCAATGTACAACGTACAGCCGCTACTAAACGCAAGAGACAGCACAAGATTTGAGCGTCAGCAGTACAGCACTCCTACTCCATTCGGTTATGTTATGGGGCAGTTCGTTCAGTCAGGAAAGACGATTGAAAGCGTATTGGAGCCGTCAGCCGGAAATGGTGCGCTTACAATCACATTCCCTTCCGCTATTGTACATGTAAACGATATAGACGAAAGAAGGCTTGAAAATCTTCGCACTCTCGGGTATGGGAAAGTAACAAATCAGGATGCACTTGTTCCTTTTTCGGGTGAAGTTGATGCCGTGCTTACAAATCCTCCGTTCGGTTCAACAACAGCAAGAGAATTTGACGAGGGACAGATTAAGATAAGCTCACTCGAAGGACTGATGGCTATAAACGCACTCGAATCAATGAAAGATAATGGAAGGGCTGCAATAGTCATTGGTGGAAACACGTCTTACCGTGATAATGGCGCAATGCAGAGCAAAGATATGAGACTTTTTGCTTATCTTTACTCACACTATAATGTGGTAGATGTAATCAACCTTAACGGTGATATGTACAAGAGAAACGGAACGAAGTACGATGTACGTATTATCCTTATAAACGGAAGAAAGAAGGGTCCGTTCAAGCTGATTGCGCCACCCGTAAAGAGTAAGGCAAGAGCAGAGCAGGTAAATAGCTTTGAAGAATTATATAACAGAATACAAAATGATATACGTTCGTTACAGCAAATGGGGAATCTCTTTGACGGTACAGAAGGAGAAACCCGGACCACTGACAAAAAAGGAAGTGGAACAGACAATAATGTCAGCGATAGAACAAAGTCTGGAGGAAGGAGAGAATCCGTACAAGCAGACAAGGGAGTCAGGGCTGACAATGACATGGGAAGCACCGAAAATGCTTCCGTATCCAAACAGCGAAAACCTGAAGGACGAAAAGCAGAAAATACTTCTGGCATCTTGGATAATGGGAACAGATCAGATGCAGGAAGCATTAACACTGTTCAAGAGCAAGGAAGAACTGATAACGGAACAGATTCCGGAAGAATCAGTACAAATGAATCTGTCAGAACTGATTCAGGAGATAATACCGGTAGAACCAGACTATCAGTAAACCTTACTGATGAAAAAGTACCATATCCAAACAGAAGCCAGTCCGGTACACTTATGTCAGTGGTACCTGCAAACCAGGCACAGGTACTTGCTGATTCATTAGCTAACATTGGTGATGTAGACCAGTTCTTGGTTGACCAGCTTGGATATTCAAGCAAGGATGAATTGTTCAGTTATCTGGCCGCAGAACAGATTGATTCTGTTTCCCTTGCAATAAATCAGATGAACAAGGGAAATGGATTTATTATCGGTGATATGACCGGTGTAGGAAAAGGCCGGCAAGGTGCTGCACTTATCAGGTATGCGGTTAGAAAAGGATACAATCCAATTTATTTTACCCAGAAACCTGCACTTTTCTCAGATAACTATAGAGACCTTGCAGATATAGGAAGCGGTGAACTTCGTCCTTTTATCATAGCATCCGACCCGAAAAATGCAGCCATAACGGATGCAGCAGGAAATGTAGTACACAAATTACCATCCGAAAAGGAAAGGAGAAGGGTGTTCGACTACATTCTCAAAAACGGAAAACTTCCTGAAGAATATGATTATGTAATAACCACCTATTCTCAGATAAACAACGGAACGAAAGAGTATGAAGCCAAAGAAGACGGAATTCAGCAGAAGGATAAGAGTTACAAAAAGAAGTCACCTTCTGCAGCTGACAGAAGCGGTCAGGAAAGGCGTGATGTGATTCAGGCTCTTTCAAAAGGGAATATAATGATTCTTGACGAAAGCCACACAGCCGGTGGAAGCGGTGGAGGTTCCATGTACATGCAGTACATAATGCCAGAAGTGAAGGGTGTAACATTCCTTTCAGCTACATTCGCCAAACGTGCTGACAACATGCCTATATATGCAATGAAGACAGACCTGTCAAAGTCGGGAATATCTCCGCAGGATATGATTGAAGCAATCTCTCAGGGAGGTGTAACATTGCAGGAAATCATGTCAAAGCAGCTTGTTCAGTCAGGACAGATGATTCGAAGGGAAAGAAGTTTCAAAGGTGTAACAATTGATTGGATGCAGGTAAGCGAAGAGGAAGATGCCGTTCAGAGAAAACAGTTTGACGAAGTATCTTCTATATTCAGTGATATTCGCGCATTCCAGAAGGACTATATTACACCTATTGTACAGGGAATCTCAGAAGAATTGTCTGAAGAGGGAGGATATTCAAATCTTCAGCAGGGAACGTCAGAGTTGGGTGTTACAAACACTCCGTTTGCCAGCAAGATGTGCAATCTTGTCAATCAGCTTTTATTTTCTCTTAAAGCAGATGCAGTAGCCAACAGAGTTATAGAAAACCTTAAAAATGGATTTAAGCCTGTAATATCATTTACCAATACAATGGAAGGTTTTCTTGATGAAGCACCTAAAGACACACCTATGGATAAGGTGCCAAACTTCTCAGCTACACTCATGCGTGCGCTTGACGGTGTTATGAGATACACTGAAACCAACCTGAAAGGAGAAAAGGTAAACAAGTCCTTCACGGTTAATGACCTTTCAGAAGCAGGTCAAAACAGGTATTACGAAATCAAGAGTAAGATTGAACACCTCTCAGCAGACCTTCCTATAAGTCCTATGGATGCTATTAAGATTAAGATTCAGAATGCAGGATATAAGGTTGGTGAGATAACCGGAAGAACACTTGAAATGGTTCAGGACGAAAACGGAAAGTATATCATACAGAACCGTAAGGACCGTGACAAGAAGTCTGCCGCTCGTGATTTCAACAACGGCCAACTTGATGTACTGATGGTAAACAAGTCAGGAAGTACCGGTATATCTCTACATGCTTCTCCAAAATTTGAGGACCAGCGTCAGCGTGTAATGGTATTTGCTCAGTTCCAGAGTGATATTAACGATGAAGTTCAAATGAGAGGTCGTATAGACAGAACCGGACAGAAGTTCAGGGGAAAATACGAATATATCATGTCTTCAATTCCTGCAGAACAGAGATTGCAGATGATGTTCAAGGCAAAACTTAAATCGCTCGATGCAAACACCACATCGTCACAAAAATCTAAGTTCAATGAAATGGAAGTTGTTGATTATCTTAACAAATACGGTGATGAAGTAACATGGCAGTATATGATTGAGCATCCTGAACTGTCTGAAAAGCTTGGAGACCCTCTTAACATGCTTTCTGAAAGTGGAGAAGAATCAAATACTGACGATGCAAGCGGAGCTAAAAAAGAAGGATGCGCAGCAAAGATAGCCAGATACCTTCCATTCCTTCCGGTAAAAGAGCAGGAGGAAGTATTCAAGGAAATCACTGATGCGTATAGCGTGAAGATACAGCTTCTTAACGATGCAGGAGAGAATGACCTGGAAATTACCACTATGCCGTTAAAGGCAAAGACTATCAGCAAAAAGATATGGAAGCCGGGTACAGAACCAAACAGCGGAAACGCATTTGCAGACAACACGTATCTTGAAGAAGTTGAAGTTGATGTTCTTAAAAAGCCTATGAAGGCAGAAGAAATCAGATCAACTGTAAAAAGAATGACTTCAGGAGAAAACTTTGACGATTGGAAGGAGAAGAAGATTAAGGAAATGAACTCATTGTATGATGAAAAGATTGAGTCATTGAAGAAAAGGCTTTCACAAAGCGCAGAAGAACGTGCTGAAAAAGCAAAAAAGAACTATATAGCCAAGTCAAAGGAAGCACGAGAGAACGGTAAAAATGAATTTACCGATGAGGAAATAGAAAAGATGTCAGATGTGGTTGTAGAGGATATAATGAAAAAGGCAAATGAAAGCTTTATCAAACAGAGAAATGTTATTCAGGAAAGAAGGGATAACATTCTCAAACAGATAAACTCATTTACGCCAATGAAACCTCTTGTAATTCCTTTCAATCTTGACGAAGCTATGGCTACAATTGCTCCAAGCAGAGGAATGTTCTTGGGATTCAAGTTCAGCAAAGACTACTCTCCAAGTTCTTCTACTGCAGTGTTTGCCACGCTTGACGGAAGGAGGAAGGTAGAAATACCTCTTAATCAGGAAAAGGCGTTTGATTCAATAAGAATGAACACTATGATGCAGCCTACCTTCCTTAAAGACCTTAATGTTGATTCATGGGATTCCCATGTACCTACACAGACGAGGAAGAAATCTTATGTTGTTACCGGAAACCTTCTTCAGGCACTCGTTGATACGAAGAAGTCTGTAAACGTAAAAGGTTATCTTGTGTCATACTCGACCATTGAAGGTGATACAAAGCAGGGAATACTTCTATCAGACAGCTTTAAACCTGAAAATCTTACTACAAGTGCTCCTATTAGTAGCCGTCTGATTCAGATACAGCAGGGAGAAACGGTAGTTAGCGAGGATAAGAGGGTAGTTGTAGAAAGAAATACGGGATGGAGAACAGGTTACGCTTTAAAAGTACCTAAGTCAAAAAAGCAGGGAGGTGAATTCTTTGAGGATAACAAGCTGCGTTCTCTTGCAGACAACAAGGAGTTTACGACAAGAGGGAATTATATGGTTGCAGACATATCTTCTGATAATCTTCCTGAAGCACTTGACAGGCTAAGCAAGATGGGTGTTACCGTATCAAAGAAAGCAAAGCTTGAAAACGCACCCGATGTTAGGTTTAGAGAAGAAGACGCTCCTCGTTCTATAGTAGACCCTTTTATTCAGGAACTTATGATGCGGTTCCAGGGAGAGGATATAAGCCGCTATCCTTATGTTGATGTGAGAAAAGATCCAAATGCAGATTATGAAGTGTATTGGGGGTACAGCGAACCTCTTTATAAAGGTAAAAATGTAGAAAACAGCGAAGAAGTACCAGAACTTATAAAAGATATTATTAGAGACAATGACAGTGAAATAGACAAGCGTGATATTATAGACAATCTTAATTCATACATTGAGTTCAACGAAGGTTTTGAAGAAGCTGAAGAAGGAAAGAAAGTTCTTGATTGGTTCAAGGAGAACATGAACGACTTCAAAATGAGTGACAAGGTAAACGTAATAACAGAAAGAGGTGAATTGCCTGATAATCTTTATCGAGAAATAAGTTCTGTAAAATCTGGCATTGATTACAATGAGAATGAAGCCTACGGTTTTGCAGAAAAACTTAATGTTCCACTTCAAGTAGTAACATCTACTGAACAGATTTCAGATCCGTCAGTAAAATCAGCTATAGAAAGCGGAAGAAAAATAAAAGGATGGTTCTCTGTTTCGGAAGGTAAGGTTTACGTATATCTTCCAAACGCATCAGGTATTGAGGACGTAAAGCAGACAATTCTTCATGAAGGAGTTGCCCATTACGGACTTAGAAAACTTGTTGGTGATGAAAGAATGGACGATTTCCTGGATGAAGTATTTAGAAACGTATCCAAAGAGATAAGAAATAAGATTGTCGGAACTCTTCCAAAATATGGTTATGATTCACGCGTAGCCACTGAAGAATATCTTGCAAGAATTGCCGAGAGTGGGGTTGACGTATCTACATGGGAGCGTATAAAGCAGGCTTTCAAGAATCTTCTTAGAAGAATTGGTATTAATATCCAAATCAATGACAACGAATTGAAATATATTCTCTGGAGAAGCGCACAGAATCTTGACAAAAACAGACCGATAGATTTGGCAATTGATGTGGCAATGCAATACAACATGGGTGTAGGAAATTATTTCCGTGAAGGAGAATCAGACGGTAGCCGGGAAGAGTACGAAAACTCACTTAAAGGATGGAAGTATAAAGCACGTGAAGCATATCAGGACAGTATGCTCGCATTGAAAAACCTTCAGGAAGTTATAGCAAATGTTTCAGGTAAACCCATTAAGTCATTCGAGGATGCATACAAAGCAGAGAATCAGTTGAGTTCAAAAAACACTGCCGAAGCTGAAGAGTATTACGAAAAATTCTTCAAGCCGATGCTGGAAGCTGAGGGAAAGATGATGAAAAATTACGGTTTAAGCCATAAGGAAATTGAGAGATACATGATGCTTGCACATGGAATAGAGCGTAATGTGGAAATGACATTCCGAGAAAAGCTTAATGAGATTATAAATACAAACCCTAACGATGCCCAGCAGTTTGCAGATGATTTTATAATGGAAAGAGACAGGCTCAGGAATATGTATTCAGGATATGAATACCTTAAAGCTTTATCTGACTATATAGGAGAAGTCGGTGATTTCTCAGCTACAGAAGCAATCCTTACAAGCATTGATAACGAGGAACATACAGACTTCCAGAATGACGCACTTGAATATGTCAAAGACTTTGAATCAAAGTATGATACTTCCGCGCTTTGGGATAAAACCAACAGGGCTACAAAGGAGACTCTTAAAAAGACATACGAGAGCGGAATGATGGATAAAGACCATTTTGCTAAGGTCAGCAAAATGTTCATGTATTACGTACCTTTAAGAGGATGGAATGAAAAGACAGCAGAAGATGTGTATGAGTACATAAACTCAGAAAGAAGCCCTCTTAATTCTGTCCTTAAATCAATGAAGGGTAGAAAATCGGTACCTGACGAAGTTATGGCAACAATAGGGAACATGGCTGGAAGCGCAATACTGCAAGGTAACAAAAATCTAATGAAGCAGTCTTTCATGAATATGGTAATGAATCATCCTACAGATGTAGCAACTATGCGTAAAGCATGGTATGTTTATGATCAGGCTAAAGATGAATGGACCATATCAATGCCGGAAATACAGGATAATGATACTCCAGAAGTTATTTCCCAAAAGATAAGCGACCATGAAGAAAAGATGAAGAATCTTAAAGAGAAGGGACTTGCCACACAGAAATCATCAGGACTGAACATTGATTACAGAATATTGAAAAATAACATATCCCAACATGCTGTAGTCGTAAAGAACGGAGGTAAGGACTATATAATTTATGTAAATGGAAATCCGAGAGCGGCACAGGCTGTAAACGGACTTACAAACCCTGATGCTGAAAAGAATCCTATATTCAATTCAATAAGCAGGGCAAACAGATGGCTTGCAGCAAACTTCACAACAAGAAACCCTGCATTTGTTATGAGCAACCTTGCTCGAGATATGATTTTTTCAATGTCGGCAATAGGAATAAAGGAAGATGCAAAATACTCTGCAAAGTTCCGTAAAAACTTGTTTGTAGCTATTCCAACTGTTTTTGACTGCATTAGAGGTAAGTGTAAAAATTCACAGTCTGATATGTATTTCAAGGAGTTCGTAAAGAACGGTGGAGAGACTGGATACATGCATCTTAACGATGTTGATAAATATAAGAAGAAAGTCAAGAAAGAACTTTCAAAGATAACCGGAGAAAGAGGTTCTGCAAAAGCAGCTTTAGACTATACACTTGAAAGACTTGAAGATTTTAACAGATGGGCTGAAGATGTATCAAGGTTTGCAGTATATATGACATCAAGACAGATGGGAAGAAGTATAGTTGATTCTGTAAATGACGCAAAAGAGGTTACCGTAAACTTCAATAAAAAAGGAGCCGGATACAAGACCGGAGGATTTTTTGGAATCACTGCAGGTATAATGAGAAATCTTTACCTGTTCTTCAATGCTTCTGCACAGTCATTAAGCAACTTCAACAGGCTGAGAGTGAAAAATCCAGTAAGGTTCTATTCAACTCTTGGAGGTTTTATTGCTGCAGGTGTTATAATGCCGGTTATAAACGATTTCCTTTACAATGTTCTTGGAGGTGGTGACGACAATCCTTACAATGACCTTCCAGAATGGGTAAGAAGGAACAACCTTTGCATTTATGCAGGAAACGGACAGTTTGTTACTATTCCTTTGCCCATTGAATTACGTGCATTCTACGGACTTGGAGATTATGCCTACCAGCTTTCAACTGGAAGAGAAAAGCCAACACCGACAGGGATTGCAAAAGGAACCGTTAGCAAGCTTGCAGATTTATTACCTTTGAACCCTACTGGAAACGAGGGGCTCAAGACATTTATGCCTGATGCTTTGTCTCCTATATTTGAGACATACGTATGGAACGAGGATTTTACCGGAAAGCCAATAGCAAAACTAACGCCTTTCAATGAACGTGATCCTGAATGGAAGAGGGTATATAAGGGAACTTCCGGATGGCTTGTTGATGCTTCAAAATTCTTCAATGACCTTACAAACGGTGGAGGTCCAGGAAGCGATTTCAGAAAAGGTTTTATCGACTTCAACCCGGCTAAGGTAGAAAATCTTCTTGAATCATACTTCGGAGGAATGGCCAAGTTCCTTAACCAGTCAGGAAAGACGATTTACTATGGTGCCAAATCAATGGCAGAAGGAGAAATGGACGAAAATCTTGTTGCAAGAAATGTTCCAATAGTAAACAGGTTCTATAATAAGGTTGATGATAGAAACTCATTCTCTGGGATAAATACTGAATATTTCAATCTCCGTGACGAAATGGAACAGTTTAAATACGAACTTAACGGTGTAAAGAAAAATTACAGGAACAACCCGGAAGAGTACAGACAGATTGTAAATTCTGACATGTTTAGAAAGTATATGAGATACAAACCATATCAGGACAGACTTGACAGACTTTACAAGATGGCAAAGGAACTTGAAGGACAAGATAGAAAGCAGGTAGAAGATATGATAATTGAGATAAGAAGAGAACTTGTTAATTCTCTGAAATAGAACGATGGCGGCAGGAAATTAACCTGCCGCTTTACCCAACATATCAACATTTATTATCAGTAATAGAGTAGTTTTGCAAAAATACGGTATCATGAATAAATTTTTGAACAGAAAAGTAAAGCCTGCGCGTGATTACCGGACAAAAGATACGGTAAAACGCACAAGAGGTACAGCCTATGATGAGCTTGAAGAGTTTTCTTCGTACTGGAGTAGCCTTTATACAGCAAGAAGCAAGATGGAACGCTCTCTTATGTACGCTAAGGGTGACCAGTGGGGAGACTATATCACAGACCCGGACTCGGGAGAAAGCATAACGGAAGGAGAACTTATCAAGAAACAGGGAAAAGTTCCTTTGAAGAACAACATGATTGCTCCTATAACCAAAAATATAGAAGGTCAGTTCAGAAGAAATGTAACAAAAACTATATGCTCTGTAAGAGACCGTGATGAAGCAAAAATAGGTGAAATGATGAGCATAGCACTTGAATATTCTCAGTCACTCAACGAAATAACAGAACTTGATGCTTCATTATTAACTATGCTTGAGTGCGGTGGATTCATTGCCCAAAGAATAGAATTCGGATACAACGAATACAAACACATGAATGACGCATGGGTTTATAACGTGGATCCTTCAAGACTGTTCTTCAATACGAATATAGAGGATAACCGAGGTTGGGATATAACATGTATCGGTGAAATCTTTGACATGGACTTTGAAACGGTAGTAGCTGCTTTTTCAAAAAGCAGAAGTGATAGGGAATGGCTTGAAAGCATCTACGGTAAAAACAGATACCAGAGAAGGTCATTTGTTGACGGTGTTCAGGGATACAACCAGAAATATGCAGACTTCTACACTCCTTCAGATGCGGACCTTTGCCGTGTTATTCTTGGATGGAAGCTTGAAAGCCGTGATGCTTATTTCTATCAGGACATGCTTGATGGAAGCTGGGGTTTTGTAGGATTGAATGAAGTTGATAAGATAGAGCAGATAAACCGTCAAAGGATACAGGAAGCTTCTTTGGCAGGAGTAGCTGAAGAAGATATTCTTCTTATTGAATACGAGTTCAAGGTAGAAAGATACTGGTATTACAGGTATCTCACGCCTTGGGGAGACGTGCTTCAGGAAGGAAGAAGCCAATACTGGCATGGACAGCACAATTATGTATTTCACGCTTATCCTCTGATACACGGTCAGATATTCAACTTCATTGAGGACTTCATAGACCAGCAGAGAAGCATTAACCGTACAATGACTCTTATAGACTTCATACGTTCATCTTCAGCAAAAGGACTTGTTGTTATTGATGAGGACGCATTCAACAGCATGAGCAGGGAAGAAATTGTTGATGAATATGTAAGGTACAACGGTGTGCTGTTCTGCAGGCTTAAAGCAGGGAAGGACATACGTTCTGTAATAACACAGCTAAACGGAGCCGGTGCCGTACAAGGAGACTATGAACTGCTTAGCTTGCAGTTAAAGCTTATCAATGATATTGCAGGGGTAAATTCAGCAATGCAGGGTAAGGAACCTTCTTCCGGAACAGCGGCTTCACTGTACGCTCAGCAGACGGAAAACGCGTCAATGAATCTGAAAGGATTGTTTGATTCGTTCAAGTCGTTCAGAAAAAGGCGTGACCTTAAGCTTATGCAGACCATACAGCAGTATTACAATTCTCCGAGATACATTGAACTTGCCGGAAAAGATTATTCGGAAGAATCTAAGTATTACAATCCTGAAAAGGTACAGGGGGCACAGCTTGACATAGAACTTACAGAAGGAACCAATACACCGACATTCCAGATGCTTGAAAACGAGTTCCTGATGAAACTGTTCGAAATGCAGGCTATCAATGTTAAGACTTTGCTTGAAAACTCCAGCCTTCCTTTTGCATCAAAAATACTGGAAAGTATAAAACGTGCAGAGCAGGAAATGGCAGAAAACCAAAGCATGACACAAATGGATCCAGCACTGATGCAACAGATTTCAAGCTACAATCCTGGACTTATAGGAAAGATGATGAACGATGCAAATGCTTCTCCACAGGACGGAATTGTACAAGCTGCCTAAACTGACGCTTCTGACACGATACGGGTTTTCCTCTTCTGGAATCCCGTATTTTTTTGTGCAAGCCTGTATGGCTTACCCTTTTTGTAACATACGTAAAGCCCTATTGAAGTAGACATGACACGGTCGTCATGACAGCCTTCTACGGCACCGGTTTTTTTACCGTCTTCCTTAATTTCAAACTGTTCGTATTCAAATGTTGTCTCCAGACTTCTTTCTATATATAGAAAATCCCTCATGGCAGACTTCATGAAATTAAGAACCATAGGCTTAGTTGAAGGGTTTGTATGAAAACCATATTTAACCGGTGCACCCTCCTTAATCTGTTCCGCACTTGTACGGCTGTACAGCTCGGTGTAATAATCCTTTATTTCGTCAAGTACGTATTCGAAGTTATCTCCTTCAGTTCCTTCCGTTTCAAGAGTGTTACTTTCTATTACTAGAAGCGCATTACCATAGGCGTATGCTATCTGAGCCGCTTTCCATATAAGCATATCATGTTCGATGTGTCCATGCCATTCAGCAACAACTTCAGGAACTCCACCTTCTATCAACGCTATCGTGTCGAATACCTTAATTGAAGAATAATCGGATTTTTCACCGGTACCACCAATATCTACCGATACTACATATCTTTGGTAATACAGATTTGCATCCTTGTCCGGTAGAAACCACACGTTAAGTATGTTGTCCTTTGAATCCTTCTTTCTTTTCATCTCCACAAAGTGAAGATTGTCAAATGCCTTTTCACCCTTCATTGCGTTTCCGACAAACTCACCATAGAATGCAGGTTCCATGCAGGTTTTTCTACATTGTTCAACATACCTTCTTGGGAAGTAAGGCCTACCGGTTGACTGGAACGCTTCTTTCGGATCAGAAGGATATTCAGAACACATACGCCATTCCTCTTCCATTGACATCTTCTTTTTTCGATACCATGCGATTGCTTCAAGTGTGGCACCAAGTTCAAACAAATACATTTCGTATTCGTTCATTGTTTCTATGAACTGCCTGTACTTGCTTGGACCTATATATGTGGAGTACATATCTATCAGGAACCATGGTATAAATACAGGGGTGAAATCGTTTTCCCCCTTTACCGCCTTTAACCATGTACGATGGAAGTAGTTACCCACACCCTTGGCGGTGGATTCAAGAACCTTAACCGTATACGGACCGTCATTGATTGAACCAAAAATAGATTGTACAAGGTCTTCAGGCTTTTTCCCCTTTGTTTCCTTCCATAAACCAACCTCCGTAAGATGGGCCATTGATATGTTTTGCGAACGAAGGTTATCAGGTTTCTGTGCTGAACCGACAGAATAAAGGCACTGACAATACTGAATCTGCCTTGTCTTAGAGGAACCCTCAAACGGTTTTGTATCAAGCTTTACACCGTTTGCGGCCCACGAAGGATAGTGTTCAACAACTTTGGACAGCATACCTGACACTATATTAGACTGGGATTCCACATCACCACATATAACGCTGTTCCAGTTCTTCTTGTGAATTATCTGAATCCATAGCATGTAAATCTGTGTGAGAGTGGAACCGCCCCACTGCCTGGCTTTCAACAGAATTATGCTTATAGGATTGTTTGATGTTCTTAGTTCTTCAAGTGTCTTAAGATATGTCCTTTGTGCCCTGTTCAGGAAAAACCTTATATCCTCTCCACCTCCCTTCGGAGAAATAAGAGCGGTACTGTATGCCCAGAACTCAAAGTCGTAAGTAAACCTCTGCACACAGAATTCAACATACAGGAGGTTTGCTGTATATTCACTGTATTCCTGTTTTAGAATTTGTGTTATGTATCTTCTTACACCAAGTGCAAGTATAATCTGGCAGAATCCGGTTTCTATGAATTCATCCGGAAGCCACATTTCATTCAAAGGAAAATCTTCACATGTTACACGTGTTCTTTTAATAGAAAACGATCCTTCCCCGGTTATAGGGTTATATGGAGAGTTTATTACTTTAAGTCTCTCATTGTTAATCTCTATTATCTTTGAAGGAGACAGCATAACTTTCTATAAATTACGCTTGTAATATAAGAGAATGAAAAGCTATACACATGAATGAGTGTGTTCACGCCTTTCGAGAACAAGCCGGTGAATACATACGAAAACAATATAAGGAACAATGCCTTAACAAATATCTTTCTACTGCATCCTGAAAGATAATATCCCATCATAACAGATATTACTGATGAAAATCCGCATGTAGGAACGCTTTTTGCTGATAGATAGCCTGAAATTGCCGGAATTAATATGCAGGAAGGTATGAGATAATAAACGTCTGATTTTCGCATTACGCGATAGTACGTCCAGAACACAAAAGAATTAACGAGTAAGTGAAGAAAGTAGGAATGTACAAAGCTGTATGTGAATAACGTCCACCATGGAGAGGTAGAAGAAACGGCAAGATTTTCAACTGGAAGAAAGAATGAAAGCAGCCATACAACAAATAGAACTATTATGACCGGCATTTCTTCCTCAATCTGTAATAACCGTATATTATTTCCCTGAACGTCTTCAGGTCTATGTAGTAAGAAGGTGCTTTTTCCTGCAGTATCTTTGCCAGAATCTGATAACCTACAAATCCGGTTTTTTCTTTATACTCCTTGTACCTTCTGTAGAGTTCCTCATACATGAGGATTGTATTCTTGTTTTTAAGCCCCAGCGGCTTGCCCCTGTCAATCTTTGATACATAACGCCTTGCGTTTTCATAACTCACATAAAATCTAGGAGCACCCTTCGTCATTACGCTTCTGATTATATCATCTTGCGTAAGAGAATATTTCCTAAGTGACTTCATCTCCTCAAAAAACGCATTTGCTATGTGCTGACGTCGGATTTCTGAAATGTCATTGTCCCTCATAACACAGCCTTTTCTACAAAGATACAAATAAAAGAAAATCATCATAACATATTACCCAAGTCTGCAATAATTATACCCAATTCAGCAACATTTGAATACCAAATACATTTTACTTTGCAATACACGCAAAACATGACAAACATACTACAGCATGGAAAAAGAAACAAATGAAAAACCGGCAGTGCAAGAAAATGCCGGTGGAGAAAAGGAAAGAAAACCTACAAACAAGGAAAGGTTTAATTCCATGATGATGGCAAAAATGGAAGGATACAACCCTGAAGATGAAGAGTCGTCCTATGGAATGCTTATCGAGAGTTACAACAAGAACGAGGAGCAGAAAAAAATCCTTTCAGATGCAATCAACAGGGACCCTCGACTTGCTTCTGTCCTTTCCGACATTGTAAGCGGTAAGCGTTCAAGCGGTAATGCACTTGTAAGGTATTACGGAAGAGACTTCCTTTCAGCTGAAGAAGGCACTCCAGAATACGAAGATATTGCATCTGCCGAAGAAGAAAGGAAAAAGGAAGCAGAAGAATTGGCTGCAAGAGAGAACGAGTACAAAAAGAACATTGATGAGTCTACTCCAATTATTGAACAATTCTGCAAGGAGAAAGGGTACAATCCTGATGATTTCCTTAATGATATATGGGATAAAATCGCTTCTCCTATTCTTTCAGGAAGATACACGACAGAGCTTCTTGCTATGATTGACAAGGCTTTCAACTATGACACAGACGTTAGTGACGCAATGAAAGCCGGAGAGGTCAAAGGAAGAAACGAAAATGTGCATAAAATGAGAAAAGACCAGATAGGAGACGGGATGCCAACCGGACTTGGAGCGGTTACCCAGGAAACAAGAAAGAAAAGCAAGCCAAAATCATTCCTTCAGCTTGCAAGTGAAGCATAACAGCCATAACACAAATTAAAATAAACACGACATGAAAAAAGTTATCAGTTTTTTGAAAGAAGAAAAATGGAGCCTGTTTTCAATCTGTCTGACTATCCTGTCAGTGATTATAGGTTCACCGTTTATGCTGGCCGCAGACGCAACAGCCACAGTGGCCGTAACAGAAGGAGGTGCTCAGGCATCACCTGGACAGGCAGGAGTTGAAAGCCAGGTACCAGGACAGGCAACTACCGTTTCAGGCGCAGCAAGCGCAACAGGTGGAGTAGGAGGTGACGGACTTGTCCAGCCTGACATTGATAAAGATATATTCCTTATTGGTACGGATGAAACCGTACTTGACGGAATTATGAGAAAGGCAAAAAGGCAAGTACGGGTTCATAGTTTTGAAGTTGACCACTACCTGATTGACGAACAGAAAGCTGTGGTAGAAACTACTGAAAAATATACGGCAGCAAGCAGCCAGACCGCTGTAATTAAGGTTCCTTCAACCGATGCAGACTTGTTCCAGGAATACGGTACAATTATCGCAAAAGGCGTTAATGGTTACGATCCTACTGGACAGAAAGAACTTGAAGGTGTTGACCTTATGCTGTTTATTGTCGGTAAGGATGATTCAAACGGAGGAAGCCCTATCGTAAGAGCTGTGAACGGTCCGAAATCTCAATCAACCGACATGTATTGTAATGTTCCTACTATTGAGCAAGGAACAAAACTTATCCTTTTAAGCAACGCATGTGCAGAAACTCAGAAGCAGGTAGCACCGGACCTTGTTGTTCCACAGCCTACAAGAGTGTATCTGCAGAAGACAATCATGAATCAGATTATCTCTGATTACTTTGACAGTCAGAAAAAACGTATCCCATTCCAGAAAGCTACTATCGCAGAAGCGGCAGTAAAACAGTACAGAAGAAAAAATAACCGTACACTATGGATTGGACACAAAGGAAAGTTCAAGGTTAATCGTGGTCAGATGGGTGTTCAGGACGTATACACGACAGAAGGAATCAGGTGGCAGATCAAAAGGGAATGGCAGCACGATGGTGAATGGACATTTGAAGAAATCATCGCACTTGCAAAATTGAAGTTCACCGGTAACGACTGTTCAAAGGAAGCGTTCTGGCTGATGGGCCGAGACATGCTTGAAAGTATCCAGAACATTGACTTCACAAAGCACAAGGATATTACAATGACATCTAAGGAAGTTTGGGGATTTGCTTGTACGCAGCTTCACACTGTTTTCGGTGATTTTTACCTGAAGCACGAACCTACTCTTGATGTTATCGGATATGCAAATTCTGGCGCAATCCTTGACATGGAAGGACTTGTGCGTTACTGGTATAAGAACGAAGAGAAATCAACTGAAAAAATTGAAGGAGAAGAAGCAAAAAGAGAAGCCGTTATTTCAATCAACGCTCTTGCCCTGAAAGGTTACTCCCATATCTGGGTAGAAGGTGACGATAAAGGAAGCTTGCCGGGTGCCACTGTCGTGATTACTTATGACAATGCTTCTGATGCTCCGTCAAGTCCTGCTAAAGGTCAGATATACTATCTGAAACAGGCTTGTACAGGAATATCAGGTTCTAAAGCCGGTGAGTTCTGGAAATGGAACGGTTCTTCATGGGAAAAATACGAAGGTGAAATTTACACAAAGGACGAATTTTAATTCATAACCGTTTAAAAAAGGGGGGCTTATTGCCTCCCTGATATTGTATTATGGTAAAGATAGCATTATATAAAAAAAGATATGCCATTTACGGAAAAGTAGAAATGAGCGTTCTCATACCGGTAAACAACGCAAAGCTTCGTGTAAACTTTGCAAACGGTGTTATAACTCCATCCGGAATTACTCCTGCAACATTCAGCACTTCTGATCCGATAGTTCAGACCGCAATCGAGAACCACAGGCTTTATATTAAAGGAATGATAAAGCTTGAAAAGTCATTTAAGATTGGAGAAGTTGAAGTGAATGATGAGAAACCGGTTTCTGATGAAGATAAAAATGAAAAGGAACCAGAATCACAATCATCCGTAAAATCATATCCTGACGTAAAGAACGTGCAATCTGCCAGGGAAATTCTCATAAGAGAATATAATGTTCCTATTGCAGAACTTCAGGACAAGGAAAGAATCAAAATGAAATCAGAAGAACTTGGAATTGAATTCCCCAACTGGAAATAACTATGGTTAAGAAGGATGAAATAATATCAAAGGTAAAGGCGATAATGAATGAGATAGGAGAAGAAGAAACAAACTCCTCTCTGCTTGATGAAGACACTATTAAAATAGACCAGTACATAGAGTCATGTATCGGTGATGCTCTTGCCATGATAGTATTGAAATCCGCAATTCCCGTAAATCCAAAGAAAGGAACTTCAAACCCGGTTAACAACAATGATGGTACCGGATACATAGTTCTTCCTGACGATTTTCTAAAGCTTATTGCATTCAAGATGGAAGGATGGAAAAGAACTGTTTCAGAAGCATTCCCACTTGATAGCGAAAAAGCAAAACAGCAATCAAACGAATACACAAGAGGTGGTAACAACAAGCCTGTATGTGTCTTGTCATATTCACCTGAAGGAAAGAAGGTATTGGAATATTACAGCGTAACTGGTTCGAACCATACCGTATCAGTTTTTGTATATGAAGCTTCATACGAACCTTCATCCGGCATAAACATGGAATCTTCTGATGCTGTATTTTATGCGCTTTGCTATATGACGGCCGGACTTGTGTATTCTATTTTTGAAAACCAGGCTACAGCAGAAGAAATGCAGAAGATAGCAATAAACTACATTAACAATGCCGTATCACATTGATGAAGAAAACAGTGAGCTTGCATTTGAGGTATATGATGGTGACAAGCTTATTATAAGGCTTAAATCTGGTGCAGGTTCAGGTTCAGGTGGTTGCGATATATATATAATAAAGAGCGGTGATAATACGGAACCTACTGAATCAAATGTTTTTTCAGCAAGAAGAACTCTTTTAAATTTTTTGAGAAAGGATGATGAAGATACTACAGAATTCCTATTAAGGCTTCTTGGTGGTATTATATCTCCTTTCCTGGCATCTCCAGACTTCGTGACTGGGATGATGGGAGCCGGCATGTCATTTTCATCAAAAAAGGATGGCGAATCTGTCGGCTGGATTGACAATCTGTATGCACGTTACAAGATTGTATCTAAATTAATTGAGTCTCCTGACTTCGTGACCGGTATGATGGGTGCTGGTATGTCATTCTCTTCAGAAAATGGCGGCGAGTCTGTCGGATGGATTGACAAACTGTACGTTCGCAAGAAAGCTATCTTCCAGTTACTTTCAATAATGGAGACCGAGCTGGCCGGAGCATCCTTCATGTTCAACGCCAGCGGGGCCAGAGCAACGATTACTAAGGTCGAGTTTATAGAAAAAAAGGGAATTCGTTTCAGGGATGGTAAAGAAGTCAAGTTCTTAGACGGGAAAAGAGGTAACTCATCTCCTGGAACTTATGGTTCTGTTTATCGCTGTTACTTCCTTGCAGATGATGGTGAGAAAGCCATAGAAAATCGTTTTAAGCCAGGGAATTTAGTACGCTCACAGTCCTTTAATATTAAGGAAGGCGCGTATGACGGCGTATCCAATCACTATTGGTGGCGTCTGGTGGAAAATGTTGGTGATAACTGGATAGAGGTATCCGTGAATCATTGTGACGAAGGCAGCGACATACCGGCAGTTGGAGATGTGATGGTACAACTTGGAGACGTATCGGATACAGATTTTCAGGCTGCAATCGTGTTGTCTGCATACGGAGACGGTGCGCCTTCTCTTACCTTCTATCAGGGGATAAGTTCTTACTCCCTCTCCGGGAAAGATATAGTTTCAATCGGATATGATCGTCTAACTAAAGAAGGATACTTTAATGTTTATGGAAAGACATATATCGGTAATAGGGACAAGACAAATTATATCAGACTTGCTTCTGGAGAAATAGAGGTACGTGCAGCAAGAATATTGTTGTCAAATGGTGAAAGCGTTGTAGATGTAGCAGAGAAAAATATCTCAATTAAACTTGGTGCTACGGGTATTGACATCGAAAAAAATGAGATTGCTATTTCTTCAGATAAGTTTAAAATTAAAAGTTCTGAAGGGAAAGGAATAGCCGTGTTTACGGTTAAAAATGGGAAACCACTTCTTCTTACAGAGTGCATAGATGTAAACTCGTTAAAAGTGAAACATCTGGATGGTGCAGACGGTACATTTTCGGGTGAACTGAAAGCCGCTAAAGGTACTTTTTCCGGAACAATATCTGCCGATGGTGCTAAGATTGGAGGTTTCACTATAGACAACGGTTCCTTGAATTGGAAGGGAAGGGATTTTTTCGGCAATGATAGCAGGAGTATACGGATTGGTGTTCCTACGGATGATAACAGTGGTATGATTGACATAAATTTCAATGGTGCGACTGACGGGAAATTTGGGGTTAAAGTAATTGGAAGCAATGACGGTGGAGCATGTATCTATGCTTCAAGGAACGGTACTAGCAAGCCACATAGTTCTAATACTTATGCCGGATATTTTGACGGAGGAGTACATGTAAACGGAAATCTTTATACCAATACGATATTGTCTAATGAGTTCGGTACCGGATGGTCATTGCAAGCCGATGGATCATATACATACAAAAAAGGAGCAACGAGAACAATATCATGGACTATACAGAATGGTTCGATACCTTCAACGTATAAACTGGTTTTTGAAAATGGAATTTTAGTCGATTAATCATGAAAATAGATTTTAAGAAATTTAAGAAGTACACGAAGATAGATAAATCTGAATTCGTGGAGATTGATGTCAGAGAAATGTTTGCAGATAACATTTTCAATGTGACAGGAGTTGGTATTGCTGATTTAAAATTGGCTGAAAAAATTTTTTCCAGCGATGACGATACCGAATTTTCAGATGATGAAGTTAACAGGGTAAGACATCATGCAGCGTCGCTTCTTCCATGGTTTCTTGCTGGGCTTGATGATGCAATGAGATAATTATAATATACAATGTTGGTAACATCATTAATAACTATAAATTAAAAACAATTATGGCAGCAGAAGAAGATTTTGTATTAAGCTTTACAGGTGAAGAAACTGACAATCTATTGAAGCATACAGAAAGTATGAAGAATCAGACAACGGCAGATGACGGTGAAACGGTACAGGTGTACGATACAAACGGCGTGCCGCATAAAATTGCGAAAACGGAGCTGCTGAAGAAGTCTACACTGGCTCTCCCTGCTTTGGAAGACATATCCAGTTTTGTGGCCGTGAATGCCGCCGGAAATGCCGTTGGGGTAATGACAAAAGAGCAGGTTGCGTCAGTTCTGGCGGAACTTATCGGAACAGTAACAGACATAAAGAACGGACTACAACAGGCTGGAACATTCCGTTATCTGGGAAATATTGGTGACCAGGATCTTAACGATATAGGCTCAGGATATGGTTATTCTTACAATGATGGTACAGGTGTTTATGGAGTTTTTTTATCTTTCAATGTAGATTGCAAATTGCAATTAAAATGCAACTATGCTGATGGTTCACTATTTACTAGAACATATAATCAATCAAGTAAAACTTGGTCAAATTGGAAAAAGATAGCTTAATCAGCTTAGTTGTCTCCATGCGCTCCAGTTGTTAAGCCCCAGCTCATTCTTGTGTATGATGTACCGTTATCTCCAACAGCGATTTGAGATATTGAACCACCAGCACCATCACGGAATACAATAATATGTCCAAGTTATATGGCAATGCTCTTCCATTCATTCCACTTCCCTTCAACATGATTGTAAGATCTAACCATTAAAGAATAGCCACCATAGGACATTGACTCCTGAATGCATGAATCGCCACATTGAATCGAGAAAAATGGGCCAGCTTGTGGCGTATTAGAATAAGTCGTATATGTGCCCACTTCATTAATATCGTGATAATTACCTTTTTCGAGAAACCCAACCCCCATCAGTTCCGCCAGGACTTATGGGTATGAATGAAAACAACTGAAATAAAGGAAGCTATATTGAAAATTATTTGAGTGGTAGAAATTGGGTAGAAAATAGTAACTAGCTTGCTTATTCTACCCAATTTATACACTTTACTTACTATAAAAACACTACTTTGTTTATGAATTAATTCGCAATAACAATGCAAAAACTATTTTAAGCTACATTAAATTATAAAATAAAAAAACATGAAAAAGATACGTTACAACAGCTTTATAGCAAAATTACTCTGGAGTGGATACAATACAATCACTCTTGCCGCATTTGTATGCACAAAATACAATAATAAGGAAGAAATGCCCCAGAGAATACGAAACCATGAATGCACGCACGCAAGACAATGGGTAGAGTGTATGCTTGCAAGTGGAGTTGTTATATGGGCCCTGGTTCTTTTTGCAGGAATATCTGCATTATGGTTTGCATTGTCTTTTCTTTCATTCTACATTCTGTATGTATTAGAATGGCTTGTAAAGATACCATTCTACGGTAAGAACGCATACGAGAATATCTCTTTTGAGCGTGAAGCCTATGCTTGTGAGAATGACAACAATTACATCGAAAACGGTGATTACTTTGAATGGATAAGATACATTTTAAGATAATCGTATTAATACCTTTTTATTAACATAAAATCAAAGATATATGACACAGCTTAATTTTACAAAGAATGGTAATTCATGGATTTCAGATGAGATACAGGTATCCTCTGATTTAAACATACACATTGAGAGAAGCCGTCCGGCACAGTTCAACATAATGCAGAAAACAAGCGGTGAAAAGTGGGCCGAAATACCGGAAGCAGAGAAGTACGCAAACAAGAATGTAATTGACGTAGACATACAGATTCTTGTTCCTAAGAGCATAAAGATAATCAGCTACTCAGAAGTTACACAGGCTCAATACACGGCAGTATGAGAACAAATGTTATAAAAAGCCGGCTAAAGGCAAACATAATAGGTGATGGAAGAAAGAAATCAAATCCTTCACCTCCTGAAGAAAACATAACTGATGCGCTTCTTATGGAAGACGGAAGCCTGTTCTTAATGGAGGACGGAACCTACTTCAAGCTGGAGAATCAGGAAAATTCTTCTGCACCCAAAAAATCATATTGGAACTTTTAAACATTGAATTATGGCAATAGAAGGAACGAAATTATCTGAACTTAAAAATAAGGTTGAAGATATAAAAGGAACTGAGCGTATATACGTGACGGATGGAAGTGGTGTGCCTAAGTATATTGAGACAAGCCAGCTAGCAACTCAGAAGGACTTGGGGGATATTGAAAAAATACTTGACAAAATTATAGGAGGTTGATTATGGCAATATCAGACAAATTACAAAGTATTCTCGATAGCAAAGCCGCAATTAAGGCCGCTATAGAAGCAAAAGGTGTATCAGATGTTGGTGATGTGCTAGCTGAATACCCTTCCAAAATTAATAGTATTCAGAATGGAGCGAGCGACTACGAATTGGAAGCAAAAATGCTTGTATTACCCGTAAGCACTACCACAATTACGACCAAAGACAATAAAACAGCGGCAATAGCCACTAACGACCACATTAAGATAATTGATGAGAACCTGAAACAATACACCGTTAAAGAATGGAATGACAGGACTGTGACTAATGGATTTGACAACTCTTTATCTGCTAAACCTATAGGATTTTCACTCGAATGCAATGACGTAAGAGTAAATGTAAGATGGCCTTACGTAGGTAAGATTTGGAATTGCTTGGGAACTTCAAGTGCAGACAATTCTATGCAGCATTCAATTTTTGAATACGACCAAAGAACAAGCGCAGGAAGCGGTGAAGATTACGTACCTTCACAAGACGGCAACCTGGGAACTAATACCATTGGCAGTTACAATGCGGCAGATTGGGAGATTACGGATAATGGAGACAACTTAACCCTTTATTGCGGCAACACAAAACAAAGTTGGACTATGTCGAAAAATTGCGGTAACGCCAACTTTATGGTTGCATTCAATTACAAAGACAGAAACAATGCGATGATAGCACAGAATGAATGGATGCGTCATAGATTCGCAATCTGTAGCGGTATTCAGACAACTGAATCGGACGGAACGGTTAAGAGCGTCGAGATACTTAATGCGAACGGTACACAGGCGGAAGTCGGTGAGGATATGTATTTCTATATAGACGGACAGAATACTACACTTAAGGCTAAGTATAACCTGAATAACAGGCATGCTGTAAGTTCGGCTTACCTGACTGACGAGATAGCGGAGTACATCTATTCAAAACAAGTAGAGAATGGAATTAACATGAACGATACGGGTGTTAATTCGGAAGATAAGCCTATTCTTGTTAGAGGTGCAAAAGGAGCGGAAGCTATAGCCGTAAACGGTTACTGGTATATTATCACTCCTTACGTATCAAGGCCGAACGGCACGCAGACAAACTTTGATTATAACATAATTGACTCTCCTGCAATTTACTATTGTGAAAGTGTTGGTGATGGTGTATACTTGTGTGGAGACAATGAATTGTTACCTATATGGACAAATAAGAATATCATAAACGGATTGATAAATTATTTGAGAACTTATGAAGGAAGGACAGAAGAAATCCCATCTTATAACAGCGGCAACGCCTGGTCGTGCGTTAGGCTCAATGGCAACTACGCGTGGTACGTGAATTTTGGCAATGGCAACTGTTTCAACAATATCACGAACCCCAGGTATAGTGTGTGGCCGGCCTCGGCTTTCTAAATTGGTATAACCGATGGCGTGCGGATGCACGCTATCTTAAATGATAATGATACGTGAACAGAGCAAATCATAACAGACTTAACACTCCGATAATCACAAGAGTAATAGAGTTGAATAAATACCTATTACAAATATCGGAAAGAGCAAAGAACATAATCAAGAGAAACTACTTGGATGCGGTTCTCAAGAAAGGTGCAACTTTATTTGACTACGCAATGCGTCAGTTGAAAGGATTGGACTACAAAAAAAGGGCGTCTGATTTGGTTTACGAGATACAAAGTAGTGTATACTTTATATCCGCTTTAGGCGGATGTGACGCAAGGTCATGTGCAATAATAGACAGATTTTGCGATGAGGTATTGGTAATGCTCGGGAAGTTAAGTAACGTCAGCCCCGAAAAGTCTTGAACTATGTCGGCAGAACGATTTTTATTGAAAGGTCTCCATGCTTGCGATATGCAAGCTATGTCGAATAATGGAGAAGAGAGCGGCAACGCCTGGTCGTGCGTTAGGAACAATGGCAACAACGCGTGGTACGTGAATTTTGGCAATGGCAACTGTAACAACAATAACACGAACAACAGGTATAGTGTGTGGCCGGCCTCGGAGTTCGATAAGATAGTAGATGATTGGCTTCAAGCTGAAAGAGAATGCTATAAAAACAAGCATTCATCATTTGAAGCTGCACGTTATCATTATCATTTGTCTAATATATACGACTTGGTTGAAAGAGTAAAAAACAATTATAAACCAACTACAAGTACATGTTTTGTGCTTCAATACCCGGTGTATAGGGAAGTTTTTGCAGCCAACTATACGGACAGAATAGTGCATCATTATATAGCACCGATGATTAGCACGGTAGCCGAGTCAGTTCATAGCATAAACGGGAATGTAAGCCATGGGAACAGGACTGGTTATTCATCGTCTACCGCAGTAATGCAGATATATAACAACATCAAGGAAATGTCAAACGGATATAGAGATTCATGCTATGTGTCAACGATGGACGTAAGCGGATTCTTTATGTCAATAGACAAGGAGGTGGCATATAATATATTCAGGTATTATTCGGATTTATATTATAAAGGGAGCGACAGACACGATAAACTTATGATTCTGAAAAAACTTATGGAACATAATCCTACAGAGGACTGCATAAGAAAGTCACCTATAAGGATGTGGGATAATGTTCAGAAAGAAAAAAGCCTTTTTGGAGCAGGATACGGAAAAGGTCTTCCAATAGGTAATTTCTACTCTCAACTTATAGCAAATATTCTGATGTCCGCTGTTGACGAAAGAATCACAAGCATTGATGGATTGAAATACACAAGATTCGTTGACGACATATGTCTAGTCGCTAAGACTCCGGAAGAAATAGTTGAAGCAAGATATATATTGTATGACACTCTGAACGATTTGAAGTTATTGCTTCACCCTAAAAAATTTTACATACAGCCATATTGGCATGGAGTTAAATTTTGTGGCAAGGTTGTTAAATGCAACCGGATATACATATCAAACAGAACAGTTGGGGCAATAACGGAAAAAATAAGAATCTATTCTAAAAACCCAAGCCTGGATACAGCAAAACATTTGATGCAAAGCATAAACAGCTACTTTGGATTGATGAAAAATACGGCATCTTTCAATATCCGAAAAAGGATAATGGGTATGGCTTTAGATAGTTTCTCTGAATGGCTATACTTTGTAAAGAAAGGAGAAGTTTATATATGTAGAATAAAGGCTAAATATAACCCTGTAAAAACAAGTATTAGTAACGCTAATCGTTTCATAAAAAAGCATAATGGGAAGAACAGATATATACGGAAATCTAAAAATAGAAGAAAATAACGGAGTGTTAATAGCTAAATTCAAAAAAAGTATGAAATACGGAAAATTAAACAATGAAACTCTTGATATTAAAGAGGTTGAAAATGGAATGGAAGTAGGCGGCAGTCTTACCGAACAGCAGATTATTGCAAATGGGTATAAACCCGTATGTGAAGTGGAAAAGTCTGGCGATTCAACTTTTTGTGTGTATAAGGAATACGATGTATGCTTTGTTCAGATATGGAAACGAGACGGCGAAGAAGTGCAAGAAGATGAGATTTGGACTTCTGAAAGCGAAACAATGCCTAAATTCTCTGATTTGGAAAGATTGAAAAGAGACATATCTATGGTTAATGAGAATATAAACTCATTAGGCCTATCTAATAATGAAGCATTGTCGGTAAAAGAGTTTTACCCCGTGTGGAACGAAAACTCACTTTCAATCAATAAGGGCGACAAGTATCAGCACAACGGGAAGCTGTATGAAGCCGACCAAGCACACACAAGCGAAGCGAACTTTGCACCCGACAGAATGAGTTCACTTTGGCATGTAGTAGTGGAAGACCACGCTGGCACATTGGAAGACCCGATACCGTACAACGAAGAATTAAATCCGTTATGGCAGGGAATGATATTGGAAGAAGGAAAGTATTACACGCAGTCAGGAACCGTGTATAAGTGCACAAGAGACAGTGGAATTAAACTGACACAAAATTTGGCCGATTTGGTTGGCCATTATGTTGAACAAATAAAATAATAATCTATGAAAGTAATTGATTGGTTAAAGGAAAGCAACAGAATGTCACATCTTAAAGCAGGATTTATAATCTGGATTGCTCTTATGTTTGTTGCTTCATGCTGTTTGTCATGCTTCGATTCTATTTTAGGAATTACGAAGATGCAGGAAGGGGCTATTGCCATAACCTGCATAGTTTTGTCTGATGCGGCTGTTTTAATTGCTATGTGTTCAGTAGAATACATACAAAAATCGTCAGGAATAGGAAAGTGGGACTGGCTTGATGTGCTAGCCGGCTGTATTTTCCCTATTTTCGCTTCTTTATTTGTATTCGCATTTTCCATGATATATTAATTTGTTGTTATACATTACATATTTGTACTTATTTAATTTTGATAATAGATTTGTATTTGATACCTTTGTAGAGTAATAACATAATAAAATCAATGATATATGGCGAAGAAAATTAAAGAAACGAAGACACCACTAGGCGGTGGATATGTGGGCCTTCCTAAGACAAAAACGACTAAGAAATGATTAAGAAACTGGTATCCTTGCTGAGGAATAAATCAGCAAGGATATTTTTTAAGATTTACGAGCCATTTGTTTATTCGTTGTGTCTGTCCATCGTTTCCTGTACGTTCATGATTGATTACTTTTCTGACGGAACGTTTATTTCTCAGGAAGACTACGATAAACGGGTGTTTCTTATGTCTTTAATAGGAGGATGCTCAATACCAACAATAATAAGAATCATATCATATTCTTCAGGGTTATGCAAGTGGTATATGGCAAACATAACATGCCTTCTTATCAACAACATGTCCGGATTTGCCTACTACTTTGGCTGGATAGGTTACATTCCATACGTGTTTATGGCAACCGGTCTTAGCTGTGCAGGGGTTATGAGTTTCCTCGTATTCAGGATATTCTACCGTATTACTGACGAGGTATGCCTCCGTCGCACAGATTTATAAGAATAAAGAATATCTGCAAACCGTATTGTCGGAGAAGTTCAACATCGAATTTCTTCGACTTTTTTATGCATGTATATACTCCGATTATTTCTGTAGATTTGTTTATATTAAACTTCTTCTTGATATTCTCTATATGCTTGTCTACCGTCTTTGTAGAAAGGAACAGTCTTTCAGCTATTTCTTTCTGTGAGAAACCATGACCGGCAAGTTCAAGTACTTCCATTTCTCTTTCTGTAAGTTCAGGATTTCCAGCTTCGCTAATTGGGGAATTTTCCTTATTTTCAATGCGTTTCATGTCGTGTAACTTTGTGTCCAGCTAAGATAAGAATTAATTCTTAGCCTGCAAAGCCTGAAGCATTTAGAGGGCGCACAAAATAAAATGTTATGACATTAGATGTAAACGGCAAAAACTACAGTGTTACCAGTCAGGGACAGGGTAATTTGAACACGGTACTCGGTTCTCTTGGTGCAGCTTCATTCCTGGGGTTAGGTGCAAACGGTTGCGGAAACGGAATCCTTGGCGGAATGTTTGGCGGAAACAGATGTGACAATTACGTCACGGAAAGAGAACAGAATCTTGCTATCGCGCTGGCTCAGGCACAAAGCAAGGACGTTGCGCAGTCTTTCGCACGTGAAGAAGACACTAAAATCTTCAACGAAGCACGCAGGACAGACGACAAGCTGGCCGCAGTTCTGGAAAAAACAAACACTGGCCTGATTGAGGTTGCAACCGGCTTGACAAGAGTTGACGCTAAGGTTGCCTGCCTTGAAAAAGACATTGCCTACATGAAGGAAACAGCACAGCGCAACTTCGTTGACTCTAAGGCTTACACCGACATGCAGGTTTCACACGAAGCTCAGTTGCGTAAGGCCGGTGACGACAACATTGCAGCCTGGACCCAGACAGAGTTGAACAAGAAGATTGACGGTACATTGAAGATTGACGGAGGAATGGTATCTTGGAACGGATGCCGTCCGGTTCTTCAGTCTTGCCCTTGCGGATCCGAACAGAACCCGTACTTCATCAATTCAAGTACTCCGGACGTAACAGCAATAACCAATGCTGTTCTGGCCGCAATCAAAGCTTCTCAGGCAACCGCATAACAAAAAGCCTAAAGGGGAGATATTTCTCCCCTTGCTTGTTTAATAAAAACACATCAAAATGGCATACAGTAATTCAGACATATTGGCGGCCGTGTTAAGCAGGTATGTACAGCCGATAGCAGTTCAGTTTGCACAGGCCAAACTAAGCTCATGGCCTGTAATACAGGGATTGGAAAACAAGGCAAAAGCTTCAGGATGGGTAAGCGGCAACTGGTCTATAGCAAATGAAATTTCAGCTTTTGTAGAACCTGTTACAAATGCTGTTGCAAGGCCTTTATTGAAGCAGTATCTAAGTAGTATCCCGGATGCGGCAATACCTGAAATGGCACATGGTCTTGTAGACAAGGCGATACAAAATGGAGGTCTTGAACTGATGGAAGGCCGACTGAAGTTTGACATGAATGACCTTCGGGAGTTAAAGAATCTTCTTGACTATAATCTTCCGTTAGCAAAGAAGGATGAGTATGAAGTAATAACTTCAAAGAAGAAAGAAGAGAATCCGGAAGAAATTAAAAAGTAGAACTGATTATGACAAAAGAACAGATGATGCAGGAGTACGAAAGGTACAAGAGCAAAATAATAAACTCTAAAGATATTAAGCACATGGAAGTGTTGTCTGACGTGTGCGAATATCTTTTTGAGCAGGTGTCTATGAAAATGCCGGAAGTGGCAGAAAGCGCATTGTCTCACCTTGCGAGCACTGAATGGGACAACTATCTTTCCGAGCAGGAAGCTAAGAATATCAGTATTCGTACAGTAAACCAGGACGGTATAAAAGGTTTCCACTGGAATCATGACGTGTTCATCAAGGCGGTTGAGAGCCTTGGAGGTATCACGGAAGAAAAGCCGTATTACAACTCATACGCGCTCTGTGTAGTAGCAAATATGGTATACTCCGACCACGCACTGAGTATTGCCATGGATATGGGTTACAAATCTCCTGCCGAGGTTCCAAATGAAAAGATGGCCTTGTCTTGCTACAGGAAAGCCGTAGAAATGCTTAAGGACATTGACCACGGATTTAAAGCAAGGAAATACTTTAAATGCAAGATGTACAGCAATTCACCAATGTAAACTGGTTGATTTGGGTAATATGTTATAAATGAGGTCCTGACGGTTGTATAATTGTCCGGACCTCATTTATTTTTTTGATGTTAAATCGGTACATTTGCCTTTATGGAAGATAAAGGTGTTATTTCTGGAGCAATACAAGGAGGATTTGCGAGCATCGCAGTCGGATTTGTAAGTGAATCACTTAACCACATGATACCGTGGCTTATAGTGAGTTTTGTTGTGATCATGACCGACCTTGCATTTGGTGTAAGGAAGAGTTTGCTAACAGGTGAGAAAGTCAGGTTTTCAAGAGCCATGCGTGCGACAATGGGTAAGATGGTGACATACTTCGCATTTGTCTGTATGGTATGTATGCTTAACGTGGCTTCCGGATTGAACTGGCAGATTGACGTTTATTCCTGTCTGCTTGTATGCTTTATTGAAGTATGCAGCATATTTGGCAACATACTAAAGCCAAAAGGAATAAGAATTGACCTTCTTGGAGCAGCGAGAGTGTTTGTAAAAAAAGCTGCAAACGTAGACAGTGAAGACGTCAAATGTATCCTCAGAGAAGATAAACAAGATAAAAACGACAAAAACGAAAAAAATGAGAAAGATTGAAAGAATTTTTGTTCACTGTACCGCAAGCCGGCAGAGTGCGACAGTTAATGACATCAAGGCGGAATTCAAGAAAAAGGGATGGAAGAATCCTGGATACCACTACCTTATTGACAAATCAGGAGTTATAAGCCAGCTGCTTGATGATTCAGGTGTAAGCAACGGTGTAAAGGGGTATAACTCTACTTCTATCAACGTGGCATATATCGGAGGTATTGATGATACCGGAAAAGGTGTTGACAACCGTACAGAGGAACAGAAGAAGTCGTTGAGAAACCTTCTGAAAATACTTCACAAGAAATATCCTGATGCCGAGATAATGGGGCACCGTGACATCAGTCCGGACCAGAACAACAACGGAATTGTTGATTCATGGGAAAGAATCAAGGAATGCCCATGTTTTAACGCAAAAGAGGAGTACAAGGACTTATGATTTCTGACACATTAGTTGTCCTTCTTATATTCGTCATGCCTGAAATGACGGAAGTGAACAATGGAAGACAATACAAGTTCAGGGAGCTTTTTGAACAGGCTGACAAGGATTTTGACAGAAAGTACGGAATTGATATTGAGAAACTGAAAAAAGCTTCTTCAGAAGCCTTAATTGAAGCGGAAGAAAAGACAAAAGAAGAAAAGAAAAAAGCATTGGAACCGATAAAGTTTGAATGGCCATGAAAGCAGTAATTCTTATTATCATTTTGGTTTTATCCGGGTGTGCATCTTCCAGGAAAAGGAACTCGGAAGAGTACATAATATCTTCACTGGACAGAATAAGCGAAAGGGCGGATTCTGTTACAAGAAACATGTATCATTATTCTGTAAAAAAAGAAAGCGTTACAGGCGAACTTGTAATCAAGAGTACGGAAACAAAATTCTCCGCACCTGACAGTTCAGGGAACCAGCATATAATATCCAGAACAGAAACGGAGTCAGTGTACAAGGAGACATCAGACGCAAAGACAGATGTATACAATGAAGACAGGATGCAATCCGGATCGAGAATAAGGGATTCAACTCACCAGGATATAGTATATTCAAAGGAAGTTGATAAAGAAACAAAAAGGCCGGCAGCATTGACATGGGTAATAATATCTTCTGTAATAGCTTCGCTGGCATATATTATATACAGATTCATACTGAAAAAATAATATGCTGGATATAGTCATAGACATAGATACGCAAAAGGTATACGATGAAGTGTATGCAATCACATCACATACAGGAAAGGCAGCAGGTAACATAGACGGAATAGCATTGTCAGAAGATGAGATAAGAATTATAGAGCCGTTCATGAAGGAAAGTACCGGAGAGCTTGGCGACATTCTATCGTATTACGGAACATTGTCTGTAAATTCCGATAAAATATCCGTTTCATTGTCTATGCCATCCAACTGGAAAGAATCTCTTAAAGATTCTCTTTCGCAGTGTATTTCCAATTACATATCAAACTCTATATGCCAGAGATGGTTTTCAATTTCTGACAAGGAGGACGTGAAATACTATGCCGACAAAGTTCTTGTAAACGAAAAGAACATAAACAAGATTTTAAGCGAAAGGGGAAAACCTCAAAGACAATAATAAAACATGGATAAGAAAGCCATACTAGACAAAGTATACACACGGACCTACTATATTGGAGAGTCCAGAAAGAGAGAAAACATAGATGCAAGTATCATTCAGGCGTGCGAGGACAATTCCGACATTCTTGAAGACTATTTTAAGTCCGCATTGAACGAGCTTAACTTTTACTCGCAGAAAAGACTTGTAAAGGTTGTAATGAACGAAGAAACAATAGAAGTTACAAGCGAAAGGGTAAAAAATGAGGAGTTAAAGGAATGCCTTGAAAATCTCGTATCAGACTATCTTGCAGAATATGTGCTGTTCAGATGGCTTTCCGACAACGGATACGGCATAAGTCCTGAAGGAGTTTCAAACGCCCTTGAAAACGTGAAGGACTGTATATGCGCTCTGGCACCTAAAGTAAGAAGAAGGGCCGCAAACATGGGAATATAAGAAAGGGAAGCTAAAAACTTCCCTTTTCTTTTTTCTATCTGAGCCTGTTTGTAAAGCTTTCATCCACATTCATTTCTATGTAGTTGATTGATACGTCAGTCCTAACACCTCCTACAAGACACACCATGAAGTATTTGTATGGCCTGCTCTTGTTCATCTTTGTAACCAGGTCCCTTATATCAGCCATCTTTTCCTTTTTAGCAACAAGTTCAAAGTGTTCAGCGTCATTTGAAGCAAGTACATACATTCCTACGTCAGAAAATATATCTACCGTGTCACCTCTGAACATTACCGGCTCACCTTTTATGTAAAGGTCGGAAAGGCTTCTTTTTACTATTCCCCTTAAAGCTGTCTGAAGTATTCGCTTGTGTGTAAGAGTACCCATCTTGATTGGCCTGCTTATAAGTGCTATGGTAGACACGCTTCTATGGGTGTTGTTAAGGTCAAGTATCTGGTTTCCGCTTACAGCCCACGTGTAAGGGTAGGAGTTGACGAATGAATCTATGTTCTGTGATATTTTATGCCATTCCCCGGTCTTCAATGAATAAACGTACGAATAAGGAAAATTCATGTTTGCAACAACAATTTCCTTTGCTTCATAGTTGTATCCTATCTTTGCTTCTTCTATATAGTCAGGGAACACAACGCTTGATATATCGTCACCCAGAGAAGCTACATCTAATATCTTAACTATTATAGGTGAAGATACGGAACATGAAGGAAGGAATCCGTATATCTTTTCCGAGATTAGCTCTGTAACAGTTCCGTTAATTACCATAAGACCGCGGTCGGTTGAAAATGCGACCATAGTATCAAGTCCGCATATAGAATCCGGATTGTTGCACACGTCACGCGTAACAGGTGTCTGATTTGAATATGCGACTTCTCCGCTTCCTACATTCATGGCGTATATGCCGTCTTTTGTGAATACGTAAAGAGGGAACTGGCCGAACTGTCCTTGAGATAGGGCCACGACGTTTGACTGTACTCCGACAATATCAGTATTGAACTGATAAACCTGGTCAGCAGGAAAGAAAAACGGATTGTTCAGGTTTGAAACATACATTACATTTCCTTTTTCGTAATCCATGTTGTCTGTTGTTTCTCCAACTTCCATGCTTTCAAAATCGCTTATCTTTATAACGTCAAAGAACCCTGTATTTTGTTTAACGCTTCCTCTTTCATATTCATATTCCTTACAATAAAATGAAAAATCAAAGTAATCGCTTTTTTTCAAATCAATCTGGATTCCTACAACCGGAACATTATATTCATATCTATATATGATCATCTTGTATGCCCTGCTGTCAGGGTACATGATGAATGTCCTTATGTATTGACCTATTTCCCATTTCTCTATAACTTTATCACCGTCTGAAGCATGAATGTATATGTGTATCAGGAATTGATATTCCTTTGCGGTAGAAGACACTCTTACACCACTTGAAAGAGTTCTCTTTATTCCGATAAGATGAAGCCTGTTGTTATATGAATAAGACGATTTTGGCAATATTGAATGATGCGTATTAAAACTGTCAACCATGTGCGGAAGGGTTGCAAGGTTATCTATAGAAACGTCAATATCAACAGATTTTTTTGTTTCACCAAGTTTCAACGATGTAATATTATACATCAGGCTGATATTATTCGCCCTTTCAATCGGTTTCTTGCAGTTCATCTCAAACTGTGATATATAGACTCCGAAATAATCTTTCTGCAGTCTTGTCCTAAAATTATCGGTGGAAAATATTTCTATTCCTATTATAATATCGCTCCATGCGGAAAGATCATATTCTTCAAAAAAGAATGAAGGCTTAAAGCAAAGTATATGTGCCTGCATAACTCCATTCGAATTTGTTTGAGCAAAAAACTGATTTGAATAACCTCCGGACAATTCAATATTCTGAGGGTTATTCCTGTCTCCATAAGTAATAGTCACTGAATCATCAGAATCAAGGAATATAATCTGTATTTCAGTTGACTTGATATAACTTCCGTCAAACAGTCTGAAAGCCGCGCAAAACGCAGCAGAATAGCAGTAACACCCGTTTTTATTAGCTTCGCTAAGAACTTTAGTGAAGTTACCATACCTTACTTCATCATCGTTATCTGATATTTCATCTATATCAACGGAAACATCTTTCACTTCCTTATCAATTCCGAATTCAGGTACGTCAGGAATTTCACCAAGATAAATATATGAACCGTTCCTGAAAAGTATATACCTTATACCTTCATCTGTTATTACCGATATTGTATTTCCGATAAATTCTATGCTTTTTGCCTTCAAATCATCGGTCATTATAGTTTCTGATGAAAGATCCTCCGGCATTTCGTACATCTGGCCGGACTCGGTTATTCCTATATACCTTTTAGCTATAGAATGATGGTATATCTTGGAATACGTGTGTGCAGTCTGCTTTAGCATTATCGGTTTACCGATCGGTTCTATACTTGAATTGTTCACGCGAGCATTAATAAGCTCCATGCATTCACCGTCAGCACTTATTCCATCGTCAGTGTTACGGGTTATTCCCTTGAATTGTATCTTTATATTTTCCATAGAAGCAAATTAACTTATTACTTATCAATGTCATTTGCGTTTTCAGGAATTTTTTCTGAATGTGGTTTCATTTCTTCCATTTTACAATGCAGCATTGCAATAGCGTTCCATGCCACCTGAGCTATATGCAGACACCCTGTTTCCTGGTCAATTTCGTTACCTTTCTCAACTTCCGTCAGGTGCCTTAGCATTGCACCCTTGTATCTCTGGTATCCGTCAGGTAAGTTCTGCCACTTGTTGGGTCCGTATTTCTTGGCTCCTGCAGTATATACTTTCGCTATTTCCTCAAGCTCCGGCCATGGAAGAAGATCCATCATTACCTTATCGTCTTTACGGTCGTTCTTGATGCTATTGTTTTCAATTTCATCAATAATTTTATCGAGTTGGGAAGTATATATATGAAAGCATACAGAATCATCTCTAATAAATTCACATGATTCATTATCAATATTTTTAATTGTTAATGTTTTACATGCTATATGACTTGCAAAATAATTACCTATTTTGCATTCTTTTACAAGATATTCATAATCTTTGATTTTAACTCTGTCACCTACTTTGTATTTCATAATTAAATATAATTACTTTATAAGTTCGAAATCATAAACAAATACGTATGGGTTGCTTTCCCATGTTCCTTTCCCGCTTACTTTATCTATTAATTCTGCATAAGCTTTACGAGGTGTATCAAATACACGACCCCATCCAACCTTATCAGCACATGATTTAAGGTATTCGCAAGGATAATACGATTTAACACCGCCTTTAATCTTAGGTTCGTTCACAACAATACCTTCTGACAGACAATCATCATCCGATATATCCTGCAAACGCTCAATTCTTACGTTGGTGATTTTGATTTGATGCGGCATAAGTTCCGGCTTAACAAACATCTTGTTGCTCCATCCTCTGTTTTTACTTCCAACTATACAGGATATATAATCCCATCTTGGAGTTCCATCATCCATAAATCCACCGCAAGCCGTGTAATTCTGCGCAACAGCTACAATTTCACCAACTTTCAACATACAGAACTTAGTGTTTCTTATATCAATAAAATCACCAAATTCATTTTCTACTACAAGGGTATCATCTCTTTCATCCCATTGCAAAGTGAAAAATTCTTTTGGAATAAATCTTCTTGTCTGCGTCTTTCTTCCTTCAAGTACGGCTTTTGTAAGTCCGTACTTATCGTTGAACATTATATTCTTCATATCTATTCCTCCCAATTATCTGTAGTTCCTAATAAGTGAGCTGTTTGTTCGTTGTAAGGAATGCAACGTAACCAATATAAACCACCAACAACATAATATTGATTTGATTCTGTCTTGTGGCTATATTCAGCAAGTTTCCAATCATCTTCTTCATCATCCCTTACCAATACCTTGTCAAACAGCTTGAACTTATATTCCGGCTTTACTTCGATATTGAAAAAGCGTTTCAAATATTCTTTTGATTTTGGATCTTTGATTTCTTTTAGTCCGTCAATAAGTATTTTTCTTTGTTCTTCATTAGCATAACCTTTTACATCGCAAGTAAAATCTTGACAATCAAAAAACTTATTACCTATAATGTCAATACCAAAATATGCACTAAAACACCCATGTCTTCCTTTTGTTTTTTTATAAATAAATGGAAGACCAATTCCGGAGATTAACACATCTCCATCACAATAAGCCATGTATTCTGGGACTTCAAGCATTAGGTCGTTATCACTATCTTTTCCATCTGCTTCAGAACCGTTTATCGTGTAAGTGAGTATCCTCTCCATTATTTTTTCATCAAGCAACGCAACAATATTGTATATACTGTCAGACTTTTTATCCCAGCAAATAACTCTTGCATTTCTTCCGTCACGTGTCACAATATTACCATTTACTTCACCATTAGTAATTTTCTTTGCTATTTCCACAGCAAACGGCACTCTAACCATTTTATTTTCCATATCATTTACTTTTTAATCGTTTCAAAACATCTTTGTTAGCTTCTAAAATCTCGTCAAATGATGGAATCGGCATCCAAGCAATAATTTTTTCACCTCCATAATTCCATACAAGGTCTTTATGAAAATTGTAGAAATCATCTCCAAAATACACGTCAGTTTCAATTCTTATTCCTCCGTCATATTCAAACAAAACATACACTTCTTCATTTGCTTTTGGCGTTCTTTCATCTACCATTATCCACTGACTTTTCAACGCTTCATCCCATCCATTCAGATATGCTTCTTTCAAATCTTCACCTGTAAAGAACTGTTTTTCGTTCATTCGTGTAGAATTAATTATGTGAGGAAACATCTTGTCATTTACGTATCTTTTTGCTTTATCTTGCTTCTCCATATTCATTTACTTTTTAAATGTTGCACACTATCATTAAGAAGGTTAATAGCAAACTGCAATCCGTCAACTAAACCCTTGGAGTAATTTGTAGTTATCAGTTCACTTGTTATTTTGCGTACTTCCTTTTTCCTTTCTTCAAGTGCTTCGATGTGTTTCTCCAAGTATTTGATAATGTCTTCATTGAGCATCTTGCCAAGCGTCTGAGGTTGGCTTTGACATTGTAGCATTTCGTTTACCATATTATTACTTTTTTGTATCTACATATCCATTTTCAGCGCACCAACAAAGCATTTTATAGGCGGCATCAATAATGTTTTCATCATGAGCATAAAATACGATAACAGATAATTCTTTATATGATATAATCCATTCATTATTATGCTCATTATATTCAATACACAATTTTCCTTTATATTTATCATTAAATATTACCTTCGGCAGCAAATCCAAAATATCTTGCAAAGTAAATACACCGCAATACTTTCTGTATGAATGGTCATAGTTTCCAGTTTCCGCATCATATAGTTCTACAAACTTTCCGGGGAACTTATCCGCATCTTCCCATTCTATTATTTCGCCTTCATCATCTGTGTATAGTAACACCATGCTCGCCTTACTTGTATCAACACCCAACTCTTTCAGGTGCTGCATCTGCTGAATATCTAACAATTGTTTAATCATATCATTTTCTTTCTTTTAACCGTCTTACTATCGTATCAAGACAGATATAAACCAACATATAGTTAATAATAGACTGACTTCTGTCAGCGTTAATCAAATCTGCAATAAATACCGTAGCCGTTATTCCAATAAATAAAATTATTGTTGCTATTATGTAGCATTTCATTCTCTATTCCTCAGTAATATATCCATCTTCAAAAAATTCTTCATCGTCTGCACCTGAATCATCAATCCTTCCACATTCAAGATACGGAATTCTATAACCACTTATAGGTGATTGTAAATCGTCTTTATGCTCAAAATCGTCATTAAGATAGGCTTGTAAAGTCCATTGTTTCCCAAACACTGTACAACCAGTATCTCTCAACTTTTTGATATTTCTTGCTATGTTTTTAGCGAGTCTAATTTGTTCTTTAGTAAAATTACCAGTTTCTGAATATTTCATAACTTATTCCTCCACAATTAAATCATTATGTATTCTCATTATCTTAACTATCTCAACACAGCATCGTCTTTTTCCTAAATCCTTTGATATTGCGGATTTCGCTTGCTGGTATATTGTAGAATTTTCTTTCATTTCTTCCTCCGTTCTGTATGCAAGCTGATATTCTTCTCTCATTTCTACGTTATCAACTTTGAATACAACTGAGAATAAACCGCTTTTCAACATAGTTATTCCTCCTTGAACAACTCCGGGTTATCGTATATATTACCAATAACTCTAAAACAATTTTCAATATCATAAATACCCATATTATAACCCTCATTTGTGGGATAAATAAGCATAAAGGCTGCATTTCGTTCAGAATATTCAACTTTGAAGATACTTCCCATATATATATGTATCAATATATCTCCTTCGTAAATCTCCTTCCCGTTCTTGTCATGCAATCCGGTGAACTGACCGATAGTTTCAGTATGTATAATGCTTTTGCTAACTTCTCTATCATGTATGTGTGGAAACTTTGTAAGTAAATGTAAGTCACCAAATACCCAATCATTTGTGCTTAATGTTTTTGCTCTGAATTTAATTTCTATGTTCATAATTATTCCTCCTTATCAGGTTTTAAATCTTCCAAGTATGCCCATCTGATAGTCCCATTTCTTTTAACCATACTTTTCCATGATTTTATTGAGTGGAAATACACTATATCAACTCTACCGTCAGGGAATTCAACTAAAGTAAGATCTGATTTATTAGGCGTTTTTCTTTCATCATTCCATACGCTGTTAATTCTCCATTTAGAACCATCTTTAAAGCCTTGCTCGTAGTATGGAATTAATGAAGGATTAAAAATACTATTCTCAATAACACAGCTATCTGTTGCTGCCTTATCTATTTCTTGTTGTGTCAT